CTCAGGGTGTTTGAGCACCTCGGCGAGTGCTTCGTCGATCTGCTGGTCGGCCGTGCCGGGGGCGTTCTTCGACAGGCGGTGGATCGGGAAGTCCGTGTCACCGGTGGCGTTGCTCTGGCGCATACCATCGAGGCGGATGGCCTCGAACATCTTGGACACCGCGGTGGACGCAGTGCGCTCGTCCATGCCTTGCTGCTCGCCCCAAGCCGTGATGTCCCGCAGGATGTTCGCGGTGGAGTCTTCGGCATCAACGGCGTGGTACTGGCCAGTCGCGGGGTCTTTGGCCAACCCACCACGGTCGACGAACGGCAGCAGCAGCTTGGCCGTATCCTGGGCTTGGCGCAGCGCCCCTTCAGGGTTCACGATGCCGGACGACGTGCGCACGGCGTTGTCGAACAAGGCGTTGAACCGGTTGCTGACGCTGGCCAGCGAATCGACCGTCAAGACGCGGAACTTGGTGCCCGGGTTGACCCCGCCCGACGTGCGCAACGCATCAGCGAACGACTTGACCGCCTTGCGGACCGGGCCGTCGCCCTCCTGATACGCCTCGCTGCTCTTGACCACGTCGTCGAACGAGAACTTCACGTTGAGCGGATTCGACTTGGCCACCGGCTCAGGCGCGGCAAAGACCGCGTCGGCGGCCTCCAGGGTAGCCTCCAGGGCGTTGGTCGGGGTCTGCACGCCCAGCATCTTGAGCAGCGCGGACTTGAACCAGTGCCACGCGGTCTGCTGCTTCCAGGGGATCTGCTTCATCTGGGCCTGCACTCGAGCGTTCGAGAGCGCCTCGGCGATGAACTCAGACAGGTCCGTCTTGGCCGGCTCGGGCATGCGGACGCCCGCCTCCAGCACTGCGTTGTGGAGGCTTCGGAGCGTCTGCACAGCCGCGCGCTGGTCTGGAGTCCACGACTTCGGGTTCTGCAGCACGTGCTCGGTGGCTGCGTGCACTGCTTCGTGTACGACCACTTCCGCGTCGGCGCCGCGCCGGCGGAGCATGACTCGGCTGCCATCCACTGTCGCCGCGCCGCGGGCGCTCTGACCGGACTTGGTCTTGAGCTCGCTGTGCATTGTCAGCTTGGTAGCCCCCAGCAGTGGGCGAACGCGGTTGGCGACAGCGGCCACCACGGGGTTCGGGTGCCGGTCAGCGACATGCGCCAGCACGCCCTGCAGGTCACCCTTTTCCATCAGGCGCAGTGAGTCGATGTCCAGGCCGTCGGTAGTCGCATCGCCTTCGTCCGCCTTGTGCTTCCAGCGGTTGAGCAGGCGGTCTTGCCGATCCATCAGCTTTTCGTACTGCTTGGCGGCGTACGTGTACGCTGCAGCCACATCTTCCTGAGTGTCGAGCAGCCCTTCTTGGCTCTCCGGGTCGATCGAGTCGTAGAGCTTGAAGGCTTCCTGCTTGATCTCTCGGGGCGCATCACGGTCATTCAGCACCTGGGTCAGGCGTTCGCGCAGCGCTTCGATCGTCGGGGGAGCCACCTTGCTGGGGTCCACCTCGGGATCAGAGTCCAGGGTGGGCGCCACGTCTTCTTCCGGAATGCGCTCAGGAAGCGGCTCCGGCGTCGGCTCCGGGTCCGGCGTCAGTGGTGCAGCTCGCTGCGCTTCTGCTCCATACACAGGTCCATCAGCTCGTGCGCCATCTGCCAGTCCAGCACGGTCAGGCCCGCCAGCGACTTCGGGATCGGCGGGTTCTCCCCGGCCAGGGTCGCGTTCAGGTAGGCCCAGGCTAAGCTGAGCTCCTCCGAGCTCAGGTTGATAAGCCTTTGGCTCAGTCGCGGGGTCGGGTTGAACGATCGCATCAAAGATGGCTCCTTTCACCACATTCGTCTTCGGGACCAGCTTGTCACGGTACATGCGCACCGCGGCGAGATCCCCGTTGTTGGCGTCCAGCAGCTGCCCGACTTCCTGCAGGAAGCGCTGGCCGGACTTGCTCTGTGCCCACCCGGCCGCGGTAGGGCCGACCATTTCTTCGTTGACTTGGTCAGTCAGTGCGTGGGGCTCTGCGGGCTTGCGACGGCCGTTGTCCTGCAGGCTGTCGCGCCGAACCGGCTCCGGCAGGACGTCGGCGCTGAACGCAGACTTCTTGGCCTTGCGCACGTCGGATACGTCTTGCACGTCGCGACCCCGCAACTGCGCGGAGATCTCGTCGATGCGAGCCTTGGCTTCCGGACTTTTCTCACCCTGGCGCAGGCGCTCACGTTCCTTGAACAGGTCACCGTAGCCCTGGGCGTCGTCGAACGCAAACCCCATCTGGGCGGGATCGACCTCACCGGCAGCCTCAGCTTCAACGTCACTCGGCGCAGCCTGCGGGCGCGGACCAGGGATGTCTTCCCACAGCTGGCCTTGCGCACCGGGCTTGGCTGCCTTCAGTGCCGGCTCTTGTGCACGCGCAGCGGCTTCTTGAGACGCCAGAACGCGGGCTTCGAGCGCTTTCTGCGTGGCGTCAGTCTGGGTAGTGGTCCGTGCGCGGCGTCCTACCGCGGCGTCCAGCAATGCAGAAGTCAGCGCACCGACCCCACCACCGACCAAGGCATTATCCAGCACTTCACCGGTCAGGGACTGCTCAGGCTTGTAGATCCCCTTGGCGATCAGGTTTTGCGCAAACTGCTGCGCGGCCTCTTGCGCGGCTTCCTCGCCGCCGGAGATCGCGGCACGACGGATCATCTGCATGCCGGCCGACTTGGCTGCATCGGGCAGGCGATCGAGAATGCGGAACGGAGGCAGCGACTCGATCGCGCCTGGGATCATGCCCAACGCCGTCGCCGTGGCTCGCTGGTCTGCAGTAGCGCCGTCTCGCTCCGCGCGTACGCGGGCCTCACCTGCGCCGGCAGCAAGGCCGACACCGGTACCAACTGCCGCGCGGGCTGCCAAGCCGAGGGGGCCCATGGCCAGGAACGGGGCCACTGACCCGACACCTTCACCCAACTTGCGACCAACCGCGTCCTCGTACCCGGCGGCGGGGGCGAACGGGGCTTTGGCGGTGTCAGCCACAGACTTGATGGTGTCGCGGACTGCCCGCTCTTTGTCGTCCGGCAGCAGCGCAGACGCGCCAATCGCGGCGGTTTCCGCGAGGCCAACCGCGCCTGGGACCACGCCCTTGGCGAACTCCTTGACGTTGCCCGCGATGGTCTGCTTCGGGGGTGGGTTGGCGGCACTGGGGTCGCGCCGGAGGATCTCGGCGACGACTTCCTCGCGGGTAGCGCCCTCGGGGCCCTCAATCGAGTAGGACTTGCCGTTCGGCGCGGTGATCGTGTAAACAGGCATGGGGCCTCCGCTGAAGGCCCCATTCTACGATCACTTCTGGGCGTTGGTGGTCATGTTCCCCCACCCGCCGAGGTTCACAGCCGGGCGCGCGGCCACCGCGGTTGTGTCGGCGGCGCCGCTGAGTTGGGCGATTTTGTCGCGCACCGCGGCGGATTGCGCCTCGAGCTCCCGGATCTGCGCGATCGCCTGCGGCGTGAACGGGCTCTTGCGCGCGTCGGTGAGCGCCTGCTGGATCGCCTTTTGCTGCAGCTGCAGTGCCTTGAGGTCCGTGCCCTGGCCGCCACCGATCGACCCATCCGACCGCATCGCAGCGGCTTTGAGTGTGGTTGCGTTGTTGCCGGCGGCGATGTCCCGCTGGGTGCGGTTGTTCATGGCGGTGGTGACAATGTCGCCAGCCACTTTTGCGTCGACGCCCAGGGACTGCGCCACGATCTCGGTCGTCTTGCCGGAGACGTTCGCCATGTACTCGGCAGCCTTGTCGCGGCGGGCCTGTGCACTCTCGAAGTCCTGGCGCTTGGCGGCACGTTCGGCTTCGGCCAGCTGGGCCATGGCCATCTTGCGCTCCTTCTCGGCCGCGCGGATGTCCTTCATGCGCCCAGCGTAGTCCTTGCCACCCTCCGTGATGCCGGAGATCAGCGCCATCATGCCGTTCTGACCAGGGCGAACCATGGCCGCGGCGGCCGTCAACAGAGCCATCCCCTGAGCGGTTTCCTTGTCGCGGGCCGACGTGTCCTCACCGAGCAGCTCGCGACGCTCAGCGAAATTCTCCGTGGCCGGGCGGTTGGCCTCGTACTCGGCGTTCCGGGCATCGAGCGCTGCCTTGGAGTCCGCGGCATACTTGTCGGCGATCTTCTGCACTTGCGGAGCCACGGGCTTGTACCCAGGCACCGCGGGGGCAGCGCCGGGGCCGCTGGCGCCAGCTGAACCCTGTTGCGTCACGGAGCCACGCATCGAGGTGATTCCGCCTGCCGGGCGGGGGGTCTCCTGCGGCTGCGCTTGCTCGGCCGCCTTGGCCGCCTTGGCCGGCGTCGCGTGCATCGGTGCGTCCATCGAGGGGTTGACGAACCCACGACCCGCCCCCGCTTCGGGCTTGACGCCGCGCTGCGCGTACTCCGCCAGGGTTGTACCCGGCTTGGTGAAGAAGTCGCGGACTCCGGAGACGACCGGACGGCCGTAGTCGTCGTACACGGCGCTTGCGAACTCCGGGAACGACATGCCGGCGTACGGAGACCGCATCGGCAAGATGTTGGGGCCATCGTACGGGCCGCCGTACCGCATGATCCCAGGGCTCGAGGTCTGGCCGCCTTCGGCGAACCCAACAATGCCGCCGTCAGCAAACTGCATGTTGTCCGCCGGGAGCGCTGCGATGCCGGCCACAGCCTGATCCACCACCTTGGGCTGCTGGGCAGCGGGAGGCACCGAGGCTTCCTGACGCATGGTCTTGCGGCGGTTCGACTCGGAGACCGCCAGCGACAGCATGTACGGGTCAGCCTTGTTCATGGCCGCGAACTTCTGCAGGTCGTGGTCCCCCATCATGGATAGGGAGTGCGTGATCTGATTGACGTTCAGCATGGCGTTCTCACATCTGGTGCAGTGCGAGCTCGGCAAGGCCCGAGCGTACCCGGCCACCCTTCTTGAGCTTGCTCAAGCCAGCAGCGGCGGTGCCCAGGCTGGCCAGTTGGGCCGCCGTGCTGGGCGGTGCTTGATAGACCGAACTGGAGCTCTGCGTCAGGTTGGCGCTGCCGCGCAGGATGTCGGACATGAACCCGAGCTGCTTGTAATTCCAGTTCTGCTGGTCTGCAAAATCTTGGTACTTCGCATCCAATTCGCGCTGCGCCAACGCGGCATTGTCCTTACCCAGGGTGTCCTGCATGCCGATGACCTGCGCCCCGAGGTTGGACAGCTGGCCTGCGCCGGACAAGAGCGACGAGATCCCCGCCTGCCGAGCCTGATTGGTCTGGTCTTGGTCAGTGAAGTACGCGCTCTGGGCGCGGTCGTAGGCACCTTGGAGGCCCTGAGCCTGCACGTCCGCCTGCCGCTGCATCAGGTTGCGTTCAGCTTCCGCGTCAGTGATGGCTTGTCGGGCGCCGCCAAACGCGCCCGCCTGGGTGGCCTGGGCGTTGCGCTGGGTGGTGGCGATGGCGGCGTCGCGACCGAGCTCCCGCTTCTGCACGTCGAGCACGTTCTGGATGTAGGGGCTCATGTACCCCTGGGCGGTTGCGCCGGTGAACCCGCCGGCCTGAGTGCCCGCCAGTTCGGCAGCCGACAGCATGGCCCCACCGGTGCCCGCGGCGGATTGCCCGATCATGCCGGAGCCGCTGATGCCACCAAGCCCTTGCTGGGCCGCGGTTTGCAGAGGGTCGAGCCCGGCGACCCGGTCGCCCGTGTACTGCTGGTACGGGGCGTTGGTCAGCGCCTCACTTTTGCCCAGCAGGTTCTCGACGTACGGCTTGGCGTACTCCGGGATGGACGTCTGCGACACCGTCTGGTTGGCCGGCGTTCCGCCACCCCCCTTGCCAGGACGGTGGTAGCCGGATGCACGGCGCTTGAGCTCGTAGGGATTGATGGCCATGGCCTACCTCACAACATTTTCTGGAACACAGTCATCTCAGACGTGAAGCCGTGCTTGCGCGCGTGCGCCCGCCAACCCCTGCGCCCCATGAATTCGATACCGGCGCACCCCGCAGAACGGGCGACTTCCTCCACCAGCGGGTGCATGGCTGCGTCGAACGCTTCCATAGACCCCGGCCGCATTGCGCAGTGGTGCACCACGAACATCTTGCATTTCGGATATTGTCGCACCTCCGTGACGAAGTGCCCCTCGAGGATGCCCGCGGCGTCCAGGGCAACCCACAACACGAACGTACCGTTGAGCACAGCCCGGATGATCTCGGCGGCGTCGGTACGACCCCCGGTCCGCTCCGCGGCGCGGTGCAGCAACGGCAGGAGCTGCGGGATCAAGTCCGGCAGGTGGGCGGGAGGTACGGCGACGATCTTCATGCCGGCAGGTGCTTGGAAGCCTTGGTGTCGTCAGCAAACCGACCCGGGGCGGCCGACTTGCGGCGGGAGTTCTGCACTCGTTCCATCATGGCGTACAGCTGGCGCGCCCCGGCTTCCGAGGAGCCGTTGCCCAACTCAGAGACGATGCGCGCGGGGATGACGAACTCGCCATCAGCCAGTCGGGCCGGGCGCCCACCTTCGATCTCGGCCGGGATGCTGTCAGACACACCGTCGCCACCGCCGCGCAGGAAACGGCCTTGGCTCAGCTCTGCGATGCCGCCGGCAGCGTACCCAGCAGGGCGTGAGTCCTTGGCTGTGAACCGACCGGACCCCGCGTCGTAGTCATACGGGCGGATGCGCGACTCGCTGCCGGCACGGTAAGCGTCCCCGGCGGTGAAAGTGCCGGTCTTCGGGTCATAGCTGTAGGGTCGAATGTACCCAGGATCCGTCGGAGGGGCGCTCATTGGGTCGACCGCCATCATGGGGGCGGCAGCGGCGATACCAGCCGTGGTCGGCTTGACACCGGCAGCGGCCTCGGTGGCCTTGGAGAACTCCGCGTAGTTGCCGGCGTAGTCGCCGGGCTTGGCCAGGGCTTGGATGCCCTTACCCATGTTCGAGACGTTCTCGCCAAACGTGGGGTCCGGGGTGACCTGCAGCGGCGTCGGCGCTTTCGCCATGGGTGCGAAAGTGTCCGCCATGGTCAGGCCGGTGTTCGCGCCAGCGCTGGCGCCCGCGTCGAATACCGAAGGTATCGCCGTCTCTGCTGCCGTGGACCCCAGGGTGAGTGAGTTCCCCAGCGCCTGAGTGCCGGCGTCAGCGCCGAGCTGCGCCGCAGTGCCCGACGCGAGGTTCGACGCGCCAGCTTCCGCGGCGGCAGCACTCGCATTGACTGCAGTAGACGCGCCAGCCTCCGCGGCGGAGGCTCCCAGACTGGTCAGACCTCCGCCGATCCCGGCGCCGCCGAACGCGCCCAGACCAGCCATCAGGCCCTTCTCCAGGCTACCTTCAGCGAGACCGTACCCACCACCAACCAGCAGTGCGGCCAGCGGAGCGCCGATGCCGGTCGCAGCCAGACCCGCTCCGAGGATGGTCGGACCGAAACTTTTCCAGACGTCCGACAGGAAGTTGGCTTCCGGCAGGCCGGTTTCCGGGTTGATCGGTAGCTCGTGCCCCCGCGCATGCGCGAGCGCGCGAATGCCCTCGACCTCGTCGGGCGTGACGTGCAGTAGGAGGGTGTCGCCGTTGCGACCCTTACTGGCAAGATGTTTGGCGGCGTCGTGCAGGCTCATAGGCACCTCAAAAGTAATCGCAATTGTGCCACCTATGTGGCGTTACGTCACACGCTGATGGATATGGCTCCCCTGGCGGTAGAAGCCGTACAGCGCAACGCCGCCAGCAGCGGCGGCGGTGTCATTGTCGAATTCGGGGAGTGCCGCGCCCATCGGGAAGTCCCGGGCCATCAGCGCGAACACGCCATCGACAGCGGCAAAGTACGTCCGCAACGCGCGAACCAGCGCCGCATACTCCGCGGCTGTCGGCGCCTCGGAGACAACCTCCGGCAGCGCCGGGGACTTCGGGGGTCGGAATCCCTTCATCGCCGCCCATCCTCCCGCACGTCAATCCGCAGCGTCCCCAGGCGCCACTGAGTACCCAAGGTGTCCGACGCGATCCGGACAGCGACCTGCCGGCCCCGAACGCGCGAGTACACCAGCTCGGTGAACCGCTGCACCAAGTAGATGCGCTGCAGGGAGTAATCATTCCCGCTGACAACCGGCGGGTTGGACGACTCGGGCAGTGGGGCGCCGCCCGGGTTGCTGCGGGGGCGCAGCGTGATGCCCAGTGATGGCGCCACCGACGTCGACCCATCGAAGGTCACATCCGGCACGATCTTGTTGATGAGCGCGTATCGGTCGCCATCCCCGATGTCCACGTCTGCGGACTGCACGTACGACTGGATCGGTACCGCGGGGTTGACGGACGCGTCGTCAGTGCCGCGCTCGTGCTGGATGAACATGCCGCTGTAGCCGGCCGCGATGGGCCCCTCGCGGTAGTTGCTGTCGAGCCATGCGGTACGGCCAAGCGAGCCGTAGTACCACGCGTTGTCGCCGTAGTTGAAAATCACATACCGGTCGACGGAACTCGAGTTCTCGCTGCAGTAGAACCACCAGACTTCGTCGAAGCCCTCATTGGTGCCGCACACGATCTGCTCACGCTGAGCGTCGTTCATGTCGCCGAAGACCTTGTCGAGGACCGGGCACGGCAGCGCTTGCGCACGACCGTTGTACGCGTAGAACTTGTCGAGGCCCATCCAGTACGTGACGCCAGTCGCCGTGGCCACCGCTTTCGGGCTGATGATGCTGAGGTTGTCGGCCAACAGCGTAAAGCCCCAGATGTACGGAGGGCCAAGGTACTGCATGGAGTAGAGCGCGGCATCCGTCCAGACCAGAATCTCCTGGCGGGCCTGCCGGGCGCTGACGATCCGACTGCCGCGACTGAGCCGGTAGCTGCCGGCCTGATTGGTGGCCGACGGCTGCCACAGCGCGTAGTTCTCCTGATCGGACCAGCGCACCAGCAGCGGGTCCAGCGTGGCGCTGCCGTAGTCGTTGCACCCGAACGCGAGCACAAACCGCGATGCGTCGCTGACCCGAACCTCGTTGACCACGGTAGGGCAGGCCGCATCGGTGGCGTACACACCGGATCCGGCTGACGAAAGCAGGCCAGCGCGAGCGGCGGAAAACGCGTTGTCAGCGGGTGGCACCCACAAGTACATCGCACCCCCGCGCGGTGCGCAGATCAGGTTCTGGCCGTAGTTCTCACCCGACCACTGGCGCAAGCGCCCGGAGCCTTGGGTGATGCCGGTACCCCACCCGCCGAAGCCCCACGACCCTGCGCCCCACCCGGCAACGGAGTAGTTGATGTCCGACCCGGCACCGAGCTGGAACTCAAGCGTTGTGGCGGATCCACCGTTCCCGGTGTCCGACGCCGTGGCTGCGACAGAAACCACCACCGTGAAGGTGTTCGCCGTTGCCGACGCCACCTCAAATTCTCGGTTCAGCACCGCGGCGGTGATGCTGCCGCCCAAGTCGGCTGCGCCGGCGACGGTCACGAAATCACCTGCGCTCGCGCCGTGCCCGACGTGGGTAACCGTGATCGTGCTGGATCCAGGGGTCGCGGCAACAGTGACCGTGCCGGCCGCAGCGGTACTTCGCACAGGAGTGATGTCGTACAACACGCCACCAACGCCTTGCTGTGCGTATAGCTTGCGGTCTGTCCCGGCCGCGAGGTAGTTGGTGCCCGACAGCGTCTGCCACTCGAACAGCCACCGAGCGATACCCCAATACGACGCGCCACCCGGTGGGGTGGCTCCGGCCGCAACCGCGGCGTTCTGTCGTTCCCACCCACCGAGTTTCTGCGGCGCGCCGGCGCGGAACCGGATCTTGTCGCAGTCGTACCACCGCCCCTTGCTCGTGAGCGAGGTGACATCTCGGGAGATGCCAGGGGCGAACTCGAGCTTCTTGATCGGCATGGTCAGCGATTCGGGTTGGGGATGTTCGGATCAGCCTGCATTTTGCCGCGGAACCACGACGCGATGCCCAGGATCGGGGACACGACAGCGATGATCCCGGCAATGGCGCCCAGGATCCCCGGAAGCGCTGCCACACCCTCAGCCCGGCCGTAGAACAGCGCGATGTACGCCATGAACACGGCCAGCACCGACAGGATCACGGCGATGGCCACTGCAAAGCCGATGGCTGGGCGCCACCAATACTGCGGCCAGCGCTCACTGCCGGCTTCGACCCGCATCGTCTGGTTGATGTCCGAGGCATTCGAGACCGCGAGGGCGTTGAGGTCAGTCTCGTGCTTGAACATGGCCTGCTGGAACTGCAGGGCCACAGTCGGATCGACCTTGATGACCTCCAAGGCTTCTTCGCCGGTGTCTTTGCCGGTCACCACTTTGGCGACCTTGACAACCTTTTCGGCAACTTCGGCGGCCTTGTCGCTCCCCGTCACCCACTTTGCAATGGCCGGGAAGAACTGCGCCAGACCCAGCGCTACCGAGATCGGATCCATCTCACACCTCTCGAAAAGCCTTGAGCGCTTGCTCGAATCGCTGCCTCCGGTCAGCAGCGCCCATCATCTTGGGCCCGTTGATGACGCGCGTGATGGCGTCGATGTGGCTGGCGTCCGCCAGCACGTTCAGCTTGTGATTGTGCCAGAACCACGCCGCAGTGAGACAAGCGTCCGCGGGCTGGCTGACCAGCTCCGGGTTGGTGGTGTAGGGTCGGTTCAGCCCCCGCTCCGCGTCGAAGTAGTTGGCCCGCCCCGTGAGCTGCACCAACCCACGCCCGCGGAACCTCCACCCATCGCCGCTGGCGACATCCCCGTTTCCAATCCGGCCGGCGTACACCGTGTTGGCCAGGGCCTCCGGATTGCGCGCCAGCTTGGCGGCAGCGGCCAGATCAGGAACGCGCGACGGGAACACTGCACGGATCCGCTCGGGACTGGAGTAGAACAGGTTCTCCTGCAGCTGTGTGAAGTCCGCCGACTCGTGCGCCATCTGCGCAATGAACGCCGCAGCTCGTACGGGGGTGTCGATGGCGAACAGGCACATCGCGGCCCTCAGGGGGTCTGCGAACACCGCTGCCTGTGTGGGGTGGATGCCGGCGTAGACGAGCCGCTTTTTGTCGACCATGGCGCCCTCAGAACGAGTATTCGATGGAGAAATGTACTCCAGACACCGAGTTCAGGGTAGGGTGCGTCGGCAAGTAGCTGGCCCGGATCCAGGGGAGTGGGCCCACCTGAACGGCGACGGTCGGCACCACGAGAGGCAGAAGCGGCGCAGCCCGGTATCCGGCGATACCCCCCAGCAAGACGCCAGCCTTGGCGCGCACTGGTCCGACCGTCAAGACGTTGGTATGCGGCGCCCACGCGCCCCACAGGCCGGTCTCACACTCCGAATTTTTGAAAACCCCGCCGGCGAAGCCTTCCGCGACGACGTACACGCCAGGATTCACGTCACAGGGCATCTGCCCGAAGTGGTGAGTGTAGAGGTGGAGTCCGAGTTCCATAGTCACCATATGTAAGCGTACGCGGTACCCGCATTAGGCCCGCTTGTGTTGTCATCATTGGGCGCCCCGACTACGCAGGTGCGCCCCGATGCAGAGAGCGCGACTGCCGAACCAAAGAAGTCGTCCGCCGCGGCGTCCGGCGCCTGTATGCGGTCTACTTGGGCCCATGCCGACCCGGAGCGGGTAAACACATAGGTCGAGCCGGCGTTGGCCGTACTCCCAAAATCGTCAGAAAACGCGCCTACTACGCACGTCAGGCCATCCGCCGCCATAGCGACAGCTCGACCAAACTGATCGCCGTTGGAGGCATCTGGCGCGATCAGTTTGGCTTGCTGAGACCAAACCCCACCGGAACGAGTGAAAACGTAAGCGGCTCCGCGGTTTGCGCCCGCCGAACCCCCGTTATCGCTCAAGTAGCTCCCGACGACCAGGGTGTTTCCATCCCCCGCCATCGACACACTGTACCCAAAAAAGTCGGTAGCCGCCGCATCAGTTGGCACCAATACCTGCTGCTGCGACCAGAGGCTGCCCGTACGTGTGAACACATACACAGCCCCTGTGCGAACATCCCCCGCGGTGTAGTCTAGGTACGCTCCGACAGCGCAGGTGTTGCCGTCGCTTGATACCGCAACCGCATGACCAAATCGGTCACCCGATACGGTACCGACGCCAGTGAACCGCTGCTGCTGCGACCACGTGGACGCGGTTCGGACGAAGACCTCGACATAGTCAGCGTTTGCAGCGCCGACTACACACGTCGCACCATTCGCAGACAGGGCTACCGACGCACCGAAATAGTTGGCGGTGTCCGGGGTGGTGGTAACCAGCTCCGACTCTTGGAGCCATGCCGAGCTCCCGGGAGACCACACGTACACGAACGCCCGACCCGACTGATAGAGCGCGCCGGGATCCGCGGACTGCGCCCCAACCGCGCAGCGGGTACCGTCACTGCTAAGCGACACAGAGCACCCGAACTCATCCCCATCAAGGCCGGATACCGGGACGATAGTGTCAAAGACCGGCGACCACACTCCAGCGGTCCGGCGGAATACCTTGACTGACCCGGTACCTGGGGCGGACGAAGTGGTGGTAAGCGGTGCCCCGGCCGCGCAGACATCACCCGACGCAGACAAAGCGACTGAGGTGCCCAGCCGGAGGTCGGTCCCCCCACTGTCGACGCGCAGGATACCCTGGGCGTCAAACACCCCGCGACCGATAGCGCCAAAAATCACGCTGCGAATCATCGAATATCCCGCCCAACCAAGAGCCCAGTCCACGTGGTCCCACCGTCGTAGGTGAAGAACCCGACAACGTCCCGGCCCGCGGCAGACAGCGACGGGGGCGACCCGCCCGGCCACTTCACGCCAGACCACCACGTGATGGTGAAGGCGCCGGCGTTGGTCAGGTCCAGCAGGAACGAAGCCACCACGCCGGCGGGCGGCGTACCAGACACCGTGAACGTGGTCGCCGCGGTGATCGTTTTCGTGAAGACCGCGCCCGTGTTGACCGCAATCGCCGTACCGGCTCCCATGGTGACGCGATTCTCGAAAACCGCGCCGGTCATCGTACCGCCGCTCGTCTTGAGCGCACGGTCCATGATGTCCTCAAAATCAGACCCCGTCCAGGCCAGGACCGCGACAGCTCCAGCAGGCACCGAGACCCCCGTGGTCGGCCCCACGCCGCGGAACGTCACCGCGTAGCCGCCGGACGTCTTATTGGCCACGATGTATAGCTTGCTCTGCGCCGGCGCTGTGATCGTGCGAGCTGCCGTGCGTGCGCCGGTCAGGATGACCATCATCGACCGTGCTTGGTTCGCCGCGCCGGCCGAAGTCGTGAGCACCACGTCGGCGTCAGTTGAGAGGGTGGTGGCGCCGGCAATGGCCTGCTCGACAAGTGCCGTGATGGACTGGTTGACGACATCACCCCAGGTGCCGGTCAACTCCCCAGTCTGCGGCTGCGCCAGCCCAAGCAACGGGGTATAGGAAGTAGGCATGGTATTCCTTACAGGATCCCGATGAACCCATCGGGGATGACCAATTCTAGTCGGCGGTTGGCCAGCACGCGAGGGGCGCCGAAATCCAGCACCGCAATGGCGTAGTTGGATCGGCTGGCGTTGTAGATCAGGGCGCCAGTGACCGCGCCGGTCAGCGCGTTCCAGATGGCGTTGTCAAACGTCAGAACTGCGCCGGCGCCAGATTGCGACACCACGGGGTTGACCAGCGCGACACCTCCGGCGGTGTAGCCAGCGCCCGAGAACTCGTTGGCGGTCGAGTACGCGGCCGTGCCCGGCCCGATGTCAGCGCCAGCGTACAGCGCCAGCTTGATGGTATCGGTGAGGCTGAAGTTGCCAGCCAGGAGCTGCACCTTGAAGGCCGTGCACAAGCCTTGCTGCGCCATCATCAGGACACCTGCACTTTCACTTGACCGGACCGGTAGGAGTCGCGGCGCATCTTACCGTCGGCCAGGGTCTTGAGCTGCGAAATTGCCATCTCGTACCGTTGCTGGTACATGGCCTGCACGTCCTGCTCGCCCTTCATGTACACATTGGCCTCCAGCAGCGAGCCGTAGAGCAACACGCTGTCGAAGTTGTCCCCCAGCCACGTCGTGCCGGCGTCCACGATCGACTGCGGGTACGCGGAGTAGGTCAGCTCCATCTCGTACGCCACGTCGGGCGTCGGGCCCAGCAAGAGCCGCAGCTCCGTGTCGTCGCCAGGGCGGACGCCGAACAGCGCGTAGTACCGCGGCACCCCCGTGCTGGTAGGCAGCGGATACGCCTCACGGATCAAGTTGGCGTCTTTGTCGACGAGGAACTGGAACCCGCCAGGGCCTGTGAGCGCCAGCGAGTGCGCAGACAGAAAATCATCCGGCGCATCGACGTACGGGCTGCCGACCGAAGCGGTGAGCAGGACCGTCTTGCGCAGCGTTGGGAGCTGCACAGTGTGCTGAATGCGTTGTTCTGCTTGCCGCACAAACGTCGGGATCATGTCGACGAACTCATCGCCGTAGTTCTCCGCGTACCCTTGGAGGGCCGCGGTCAGCTCGGTGTAATTCATGGCTCCCCCTCGAGGACGGTGACAGTCGCAACCGCCATGGTAGCGTACAGGTCGTTCGGCGTGACCGCCGGGTCACCACCACCTACCCTCGGGAACCCCCACTGGAAAACGCGAGACTGCGCGCGGCTCTGGTCCGGGCGCGGTCGCAGGAGCGTCTGCGCGTCAACTGGAACGCGCTCGCCAGTGAACAGCTGGGGGTGGTCTGGGGACCAGCAGACCCGGCACGCCATGATCCCGGTGGGGCGCCGCTTGGTGACCTGCTCTCGCAAGGTCTTGTGCTTGACCGTCTGCCCGCACACATCGCATTCCGCGAGGGCGCGCTTTCCAGCGGCGAACGTGGCCATCAGTACCCCCCAGGAACAAACCGGGTGGGGGAGCGATCTCGGTCCTCGTCCGCGGCGAGTTGCCACGCTTCGTCGTAGGCGGCCTTCAGCGGGATCGCCCGCGCCGCGGCCTCCGGGATCTTCATGGAGAGGTAGTAGGCCAACCCGGCGATGAGCGCCGGCAAGAACCGCACGGGCACGTCCATCGTGTTGGCGCCGCCGCCGGCGTCTTGAATGCGGCGAAGTCGACCGTACACCAGTGTGTACTGGCCGCTGTCCGGGACCGGCCAGACCGTGATCCGCGGAGCCTGCAGGCGCTCGACGAACACCTGCACGGGGCGACCCTGGGTGTTCTTGTTGGGGATGCTCAGGTACTGCGTCATCCCGATCCGGCTGCAGCCGAGATCCGAGCTCGAAGTGCGTACGAAGTGATCCAACGTGTCGACGGTGTCCGCCGGCAGCGCATATGTGGCCACGCCGGCCACCAGCGCAATTGTGCCCTGCTCCATGGTCCAGAGGTTGAGCCCTCGGTTGGACCACTCGGCGAACAGGAGGTTGAGCGACCGACGTGCGGTACGCAAGTCGTAGCCGCTGCGAAGCTCAGCCCCGCAGCGCTCAAACGCTTCCTCCGCGATCTCGACGAGATCAAGGCCAAAGCTGGTGGTTCCGGACGTCGCCATCGGTCACCTCATCGCATCTTGCAGGACTTGCCGCCGCGGGCGCCGCCCCAACCACGGACCGAGCCACCCGCCTTGAGCCCGACCGACGCCATGGCGCGCTTGCGGGTCTCATCGTCGATGTTGGCGTTCCGGCCCTCCCGCACGCTCGACGTGGGGGCGTCGGCCTTGGCAGCCGGCTTGGCGGCCTTGGGGGTGGACTTGGCGGCTTTCGGGGTCTCGGGGTTCACGAAACCGCGGCCACCGCCGGCGTCACGAGCGTTCGGGGGGTTGACCTTGCCGCGGCCACCGCCAGCTTCGCCGTCCTTGAGGCGCCGCTTGGTGTCTGCAGACAGGTTCTCGTCGCCGTGACCGCGGGTGATCGAGCTCTCGATGTCGTCGCCGACGGTGGCGTCGACGATTTTCTTGCCGATGCCGGTGGTCTTGTCGACCGCACGGCCAACGTCCCAGCCGAGCGAAGCCGCGGTGCCCGCGAGGCCCGCGCGAGAAGCCAGTCGCGAGCCGGCACGGATGCCGGCGTTCTTGACCGCGTCCTTGGCCGCGCCCTTGGCGGTGCTGGTGAACGCCTTTTTGACTTTGCCGGCGTCTTCAGAAACGCCGCGACCGACGTCTTCGTTGAGCGACGGGGTCTTGTCCCACTTGGTGGCCATGTCAGGCTCCTTTGAACGGCTTGGTCTTGCCGCCGGCCATGGGGGCCTTCTTGGCAGCGGGTTTGCCAAACGGCATGGCACCGGCGAACGGGGCTGCTTTCTTGGCTGCAGGTTTGCCCGCGGCTTTGGCGGCCGGCTTGGCAAAGGGGTTGGCCTTCTTGGCGGCCGGGGGGAAAGGCTTTTTCATGGTGTCCTCATCGACGCCCGATGACGTCCAAAAAATTGTTCCAGCCACTCACCACCAACCAAACAATGGCGGCCCAGATGCCGCCAGTGAACACTTTGGTGGTGACCTCAGCCTTCAGTTTCCGCCGGTCCCCGGCATGCCGAATGGCTTCTTCGTGTGCGAGCCGATGTCCGTGGGGATCGCCCCCAGGAAACCCGCTCGAAAACACCTTCTCGAGTTCTTCAAACCGCTCATCCAGATACGTGCGAATGCGCTCCTCGTGGACATCAAGCGCTTCGCCGATCAAGAGACGGACCTTTTCTTCTGATGGAGGGCGATCCGAACCGCTCATACAACCTCACCGACCGGGCATGCCGGACTGCAACACCGTGGCGGTCACGGCCCCTGTACCAGCAGTAGTCCGGATCCGCACGCCAGTGGCCGGAAGTTTGGTGAGTACAACAACCCCCGACGCCGTGACGTCTGCCCCGTCCGCCAGCCACAGCGAGCCGCCAGAGGTACGCTCCACTGTGACGGTCAAGGTGCCGGTGATGGCGAGCTCGACACTGACCTGCTGCGTCGCACTGTAGGTGTCGAGCCCGATGGTGGGGGACGTCGCGGGGGATCCGCTCAGAGAGACAGTTACTGGGCGCATGTGCTACCCCTTAACCGGCCACCGGGCCTTGCGCACCAGTGGCAGCGCGGACCGTGTACAAAACTGTGTACTGCACAGTGCCCGCGGTGGCGGTAGCGACCGTCGGTGTCATGGTGGCCACGACCAAAACCGGAGTCGGGCCAACGCCCGCACCGTGAGGCGCTGCGGCGGTTGCGGCGCCAGCCCAGTTGCCCAGGCGGGCGTTGGTGTACGCAGCGCGACCAGCTGTAGTCACGTTGGTGGTGGCCCAAAACTGGTCTGCGGTCACGCCGTCGCCAATCTGCAGGTTGGCGGCAGTCGACCCCGTGAAGCCAACGAGGGTGTCGACGAGGATGTCGATGATCTGGGCGCCCGCCGGAAGCGCAAACAGGACGTCGGTACGCCCGGCGGTGGTGGTGCCGGCGTAGTCGCGCTTGAAAGTCTGGACCGCCGCCACACAACCCATGTTCGCGGTGGTGTCCGCGGTCGTGCCCGTGGTGTCTTTCCGGGTGCCGATGCGCCACGCGCCGAGACGAGATGCAAAAGTCATAGTGTCCTCACATACGAGGGCATGCCAGTCGGTATGTCGTCAGCCGGGTCTGTCTGGCACGCCGGTAACCCCGGTCGTGCCAGTGTATCACGGTAGCCTTAGTACGCCAGCTCGATCCGCTGGTCCCGGATCGTGGCGTCGCTGCTGGCCACCCCAGCCACCGCAAAGTAGAGCACGAACTCATCCCCGGCAGCGAGACCGCTGTGCTGGTAGACGCCCGAGAACCCACCCAAGTTGTAGCTGACCAGATTGACCATCACGGTGTTGTTGGACCCGATCCACTGGATCTCGGCCCGCCCGAGGAATGGGGTACTCGCGGCCGTCACAGACGTCTCCTTGGCCAGCGGCGTCGTGCCCACCTCACCAAAGTAGAGGCGGAACAGCCGGGCGTTGGCGGTTCCATTGGTCTGCCCGGCGAACGACACGACCGCCGACTTGCGCCGGCGCAGCTCATCGTAGGAGATCCGGAACTGGCTGAAAGCCCGTTCAGTGGTGCCGGAGTTGGACACCGCGGTGTCGACCACTGCACATGGAACGAGCGGGGTGCTGTTCGCCGTCGAAAATGTCGTCATCCGAAGTGGAGCCACTCGACTGTGCCGTGTCACGAGCTTCGCAGCCTTGGCGGGTGTCAGCGCGGCCAGTAGGTAGTCGGCGAACGACACTTCACCACCGATGTTGGAGCTGTTGACGTAGATCGGGAAGTCCCCTTGCCACGCAATGGTGGTGTAGTCCGCCTCGTTGCGCGCACCGACGGGATTCTTGGGTGCCACAGGGCTGTTGTGGAACTCGAAGCCATACGCCTCGGTAGGGTATTTATCGTTGCCTGCCGCGCCGATGGTGGTGCACAAGAAGTCGGTGCCTTCCTGACTGGAAATTTCAGGGTGGGCTACGCCCTCACCTGTGTAGTTGGTGGTCGGCGAGTCGAAGAATTTGCACGTCATGTACTTGCCGTCGAGGAACCAGTTCCCGTAGATCGGCGTGCTGACGAACGTGAGGGTGCCCTGGAACAGCGAGGATGCAGTTTCCATGACCCACGCGCGAGACTCCGACCGCAGAACGCAGTTGCGGAACACGACGCCCTTTGCACGAGACTCTAGCTCGGTGCTCACTGATACTGCAGGCTGACGGCCTGAGCCGAAGAAGATCGCCCCAACGTAGTCGGAAGTGTTGACGGCTGCGACACCGGCCAAGATCACCACCTCCGACTTCTCCATCACGAATCCATCGCAGTTGCTGTTGTACGGGAACAGGACCGCGCACGCATTGCTGGCCACCACATTGTCGTACTGGTTGCGAACGACCTTGAATCCTGAGACACCCGCATACTGGGCCGCCCGCAGTGCGTAGTGGAACGCCAAGGCCGGAACGGCGGTGTCTACCGCGGACACGGTCGGCTGGATGCTGCTGAACTCAGGCCCCATACCCACCAGAACCACACCCGGGCGCAACGTGACTGCCTCATAGCTGGGGGCGTCAAGGGCGACAACGGCACATTGGTCGACGCACACGATCGCGGTCACTGCGTTGCCTTGGTCGTACACCACGACCCGACTGTTCGCAGCGTCCCAGGTCCAAACGTTCTGTGTAACCAAGCCGCCCGGCTCAAGCTGGAAGGTGCCGCCCGCGCCTTGGAACGCCGTGGGCCGCTCCCGCAGCTCATCCGCATTGATGTAGACCCGCGTCGGCTTCTCTGAAAGCGGGAAAGCGTAAGTGGAGTTAGCGAGCGCAACCGTGTTAGTGAGGCGCTGCACCATACCCGCTGAAGCAGGGGCCCGATCAATGGCCTGCTGCAGAGTCTCGGTGGCCGATTTGTAGACGACGTGCTTGTACTGCGTGGATGGGGTAAAGTCGCCGCCCCCAGATACCGCGCGTGCTGCACCAACCGCAAACGTACCCATATCAAACCCCCGGATGAACTTCGATCACGAACTTGCCCGTCCCACTGGTAACCGAAAACCGCATCCGACGCGGCAGCGCGGTCAGGAGCCCGCTCGATACCGGCTGGTTGATGGTATCCAGGGTGAACGTGCCATACACCACCCCGTCGTCCCCGACGAGGTCAACCGTGGTAGCGGTACCTTGGGTCAGCATACCAACGAAGTTGGCCGCCGGGATGAGTAGCGTCTTGAGCGCCGACTCGAGGCGCTCCGGGCTGTTCTCAGAAGTTTGGATGTAGTGTGCCATGGCGGCTCCTAGAATGAGTCAAGTTAGGTAAGCAGCTCTACGCACCACGCCTCGAGCACTGCCCAATCGTTGGCGGACGTCAGTTGTGCCCGGAACTCTACGACTACCGGCGTCGTGTCCGGCGTGATGGACGTGACTGTCCCGATTGACCCCGAGGTCTGCAACCCCGACCCAATCGAGTATTGGCGGTTTGCGCCGCGCGCAAAAGTCTGGCATTGGATTGGGACATACTGCCCACCATTGGCAGTCGCCTGCTGAAGTACGTTACCGTTCAGCACAACTTGGTATGTGCGGCTGCCGGCGGAACCCACCCAAACTGGGAGGTACCGGAGGCTGCCGCCTACAGGTAACTGCCCCGCTGCGATAGTGGTCGTGCCTAAGGTTACTGCAGCAGTGGTGCCCGCATAGGCCCCAACGGTCAAGCCGGAGGGTTTGGTCGTGGCGGCCGGATCAACCCACAGTTGGCAAGCCGTGGTAGAGCTGAACGTCGCATAGTAAATTCCGCTGTACCCACCAAGCCCCGCGAGCGCCACGTAAACGCGGAGAATCTCGGTCGGTGTATTGGCGAGTGCGGTGTTGAATCCGGTTACTGCCCCATCGGCGGAAATAGCGGTAGCTGCCGGCAACAGCAGCGTTGGGTTGGCCTCAATTATCGGTCGGCTGGGGCTCAGCGTCCGAACTACCGAGCGGGCTGCGGGGTCCACCGTAAGTTGTGCCGTAGCGGCTGCTGGCAGCGCACTACCCAATACGAACGATCCCATACACCCTCCAATGAAAAAGCGGGGCCGAAGCCCCGCTAGTATGCCTGAAATCAGGACGAACCGCTCGAACCCCAGATGGCCAGGG